TCCACAGGGGTCATGTCTACAGGGATAGGTCGGTCACCATAATAGCTACGAACTTTTTGCAAAGCCTTTAGACCCTGCGCGGTGCCGCCCATAATCTTAAATTCTTCAAAGTCGCCCTCTGACCAAACGCCCTTGCGCACCAAACCCTGCGCCCAATCTGTCATCGACTTAATAGTCGCATCAGCATTCGGGCCAAGCTTTGTAAGCTCTTCTTGATAAGAGATTTCAGCGCCCTCTTCTTCCTGTTGTGCCATAGAAATAAAGCTATTCGCCAACTCGTCAAACGCACTCTGGCTAATACCATTGTCCTTCGCCCAATCTCGATATGTCGAGAGAAGCGGGTCATCATCAGGGATGCTTGCATCTTTAAATAAGCTATCATCATATTGCTCCGGGGCTTTGTGCTTGCCCTGCGAAAACTTCTTCTGCAATTCGCTGTAGGACTTGACCAAGTTTTCTAGGTCTGGCCCATCGTCATCATTCCAGAATTTATCTGGATACCAGTCAGGTTTTGCAAACTCTACCTCTTCATCCTCATTGGCAACCGTCACATCGTCTAACGATGCTGGCCCTGCCTCTGGTTGGATGTGGGAGATTGTGCTTTCTTCCGGCTGCTGGTTATCCTCTGCCTCAACTTGCGCTTGGGCCATCAGTCCATCTGGTTCGTTCATAACTGCCTCGCTCTCTGCATGCGCTTTTCTATTTCGCGCACTAATGAATTTTGACCCTCTCTGGCAAACCCGTGAGAAGCATCTTCTCCCGGATACCAAGTGGGCTGCTCAATCGTCAGTGAGCGAAGGTGTGTTAGTAATTGTTGCCCATCCTCACTGCCGTACACGCGCAAATATAACCTATCTATGTCGTCTTGGTTATCTTGCTGTGTCAAACGTGCTTGCGGCTCTACTGTCCGCAAGCTATCCCAACCCTCTTCAATCATGCTATTCCTCTATTGCTTGCCCGGCTTGCATCGCCATCTGCGCCGCTTGCATCTGCGCCATTTGTTCTGCCATCTGTTGGCGCTCTTCTGGCGAAGTGCGTAGCTCTGCCGGTATGCCCATCTTGTCAGCCACATGGTCTGCGATAGCGCCAGTGCGCACAGCCATTTGGCCATCTTGTCCAAGTGATGCGGATAACTGCACCCACTGCATTATCTTCTCAATGCCGCCCATGTTCTGCGCTTGCGCGATAGGTGACACCGGCTGCACCTTAACCTCTAGCCCGTTTACCTTTAGCGGCATTTCAATCATTCCGCGCTCATCCATTACCGCAAGAATGCGAGAGACAACCGGGATCATGGTTTCTGTGATTAGACGACCAAACGAACTACCCATATTGCTGGCTAGCTCAGATATCTTTGCCGACACCTCTGTAGCTGACCGGGCAGACATATTGTCTGGGGGTAGCGTGTCGTCCATCATAATCTTTTTAATATTCATGCGTAGGTCGTTAATAATAATCTGCGACACGTTAAAGTCACCAGAACGCGGCAACATGCGCAAGCTCTCACCCTGTGGCCCACCGTTACGCGCAACCGGGATAATAGCACCCGGCGCGATGCGTATGGTCTGCGGGTTTAGCACGCCATCATCTGCCGCTGTATATACACCAGCGATAGACAGGCTAGCGTTTTTCAGCAATAGCTCTAGCGTTTTGTTCAGTGTCTTGATGTCAGCAATAGCTGTGACCAGTGGGCCACGCCCATACACCTCGCCAGCTACCTTCATATAGCGCGCCACAACCCAAGGGCTAGACTTCATAGTGCGCTCTACAATGGCTTCCTTGCCTTCCTTCTCGATAACATAATAATTGTATTCGCCCGTATCTAGGTCTAAGCAAGTAGCCTCAACTAGCTCTATCTCTTCGGTAGGCTTATCGTCAATCATACGCTGTAGCTTGGCTGATATCTCCGCGTCATCCCAGTGTTGCGTAATAGCTTCTGCTTTCATACGCATGCGCCGGTAGACGTTATCGACCTTGCCGTGCGCACCTTCCTCGATGCACACCAGATATTGAGGCACGGCGGTGAACCGGATGGGAGTGATGTCATCACCGGGTTGGATAAGCATCACCGCCGTACCAACTGCTAAGTCCATGAGAAACTCACCCATAGACAAATCAAAATTAGTTTGACGCAATAGCGCAAACATCTTGTCGCTGTAAATGTCTAGCGCGGCCTGTGCTTCAATACGGCGCTCTATAGGAATGTCTGGCCCCGGCTCTAGGCGGCACCAATTAGATTGTGGCGGGAATAAGCCAGACTGAATACGGTTAGCAAAGCGCTGCGTGGAATTGATAGCGGTGCTATCAAACACGCGCGCCATTTTGTTTTGGCCGGGTGACCCGCCGCCCTCATAATAGCCGTCATACAAGTTGCGCTGTGGTAGCGCAAACTCATAACAATCTTCATATATCTGGCGCCAGTTGTCCTTGCGGCGTTGTGCCAAATCGTGGCGCTTCAATATTTGTGCTGGGGTCATCATGATTTTTTGTGCCTATTCGCAAAGTTGCGCGCTGCTTCTTTAGAGCCAAAGCCCCATGCCCTCAAAGCAAGGCCAAGGCGTGTTGGCTTGCCGTCTTTTTTTTCCGCGCCTTTCATGCCAGCAAATCTGGCGGCAAAAGAAACACGGCGCGGGTTAGTGCCTTTCTTTACCGGGCGCTTTAGATTAGCACCTTCGGTTTTCTTAAAGTGTTCGCGTCCGGCCTCGCTCAAACCACCCTTGGGGTTCTTATGTACTTTTCGCACGGGCGGCTCTCATGTTGTCAATAAGGTTGGGATATGGACGGCCAGCCTTTGCAGCGGCACGCTGTGCGCTACGCTTTTGCGCTGGCGACAAACCCTTGGGCTTGCCTAGCCCCTTGGGGCGTTTCTTTTCCCATACGGCTTTTGGTTTCTTGTCAGCCATTCTTATTATCCTCTGCCATTTTTGCTTTCATGCGCTGGTAGAACTTCCACATCTTCTGGCCAGTGGTTTCTGTTGGCGTGCCTTTTTGGCCCTTATATTGTTTACCAAGGCCAATTTTATCAGCTATTTTTGCCATAAGATTTCTTCTTTGCCATTTTTGTTTTCATGGATGCGCCAGCTACACGACCGCCAGTTTGCTTGGCATATTCTTTTGCCGCACTCATGCCAGCCTTTGTGTACGCAAATGTGCGCGCCTTACCGTCTTTAGAAACTACCTTCGGCATTACCCTGCTCCTAATGTTGTTTGTTCACCTTCACCACCGCCTAAACGACCGCCGCCAAGCAACGACCTACGCCCTGCACGGCGCGACCTAAGAGAAGCCGCTTGCGCACGCTGTTCTCGTGATGCGCCTTGTGGCGCGGCCTCTACCTCTGGCTCTGGCACAGCTACTGGTGCCGGTGCCGACTTCTTTTTGCGCGAACCCATGATTGCGCCTACTACGCCGCCCATTATACGCCTCCGCCTAGTGTTGACTGAATGCCTGTCTCAGCGTTTTGACGCGCTGTGCTTAATAACATACGCTTGCCGCCTGTACGGCGCGCACGTTGGCGCGCAGATATAGCACGCATCTTCTGTTGCTCATCTGCCTCTAGGCGCTCTTCTTGACGCTGTTGTGCCGCCGCGATTTCTGGATCTGGCGGTGGTGGCTTCGGAGTTTTAGGGGATAGCAAACCGCCCATTAAAAATACCTCGCAAACATAAAATAATCTTGACCAATAGGCCCATACTTTAGCATGCGGCCTTCGTTAGTGAATTTTACCGCAGATGCCCACCTAACTGCAAACGAATTATCAACTTCGACTGTCATCTGCAATCGGTGTAATTGCAAGTCGATAGCAATGTGATTAAAGTAGCGCATGGCTGTGCGTGTAGCCGATATCGGCACGCGCTCAAACTGATATGATGTAAGCAACCAGACTTCCGCGTTGCCCGGCCACAGCTTGATAGCCCCGAATGAGCAAATCATTTCGCCTTGGTGCAAAACCGTATAAGCATGCTCCTGTTGCTGGTACATCTTTAGCAGCGCTTCGTAATTCGGCACA